CGTCTGGGATGTAACCGTTGATAAGGCGACGCCGGAAGACGTGGAGAAATTCGTCAAGGCCGCCAAACTAGATAAAGAGCCGCCGCCTGGCGCTGTGCGCTATCACAACAAGGCGGTCGAGTTTAAGGCCGTGACGCCTGAGCTTAGGACGCAAGAGACCTGCAAGCTTGCAGACTCGACGCGAAAGTTCGTCATCGGCGCGGCGGGATTTTCGGACTTCTTCATCGGCTACACGGAGGGCGCGAACCGCGCCTCGTCAGATAACCTCGATAAGCCCATCCTGCAATCGCTTCAATCCAGGCAACGGAAGGTCCGCGCGATGTTTCGAGAGCTTATAGACTACGCCATAGACCAGCGCGCGCTATCCGCTGCGGGCCGCAGTCTGAAGCTAGGGCTTGAGACGGGCCGCATCTCGCGTAACTTCACAATCTCAATGCCGGAGCTTCACGTCAAAGACTTGAGCAAGGTAGGCAACATGATCGCGCAGCTTGGCTCCGCGCTCGACCTTGCGGTTGAGAAAGGATGGCTGAGCAATGAGACAGCGCAGACCGTCTTTGTGTCTCTCTTGCCTCAGTTCGGCCTTGAGCAGGTGAAGATAGACGAGGAGCTGAAGAGGATCGAAGCCGAGACGGCAGACAGGGAAGCTGCGGAGACCGAGAAGGCTAAGGCTAAGGAGAAGTCACTTGCCGATAAGTTAGACGGTGAAGAGAGCGACGACGAAATGGTCGCCTGAGGTAATCATGGATAACAGGCAGAGACTGGCAAACGCAATCGCAAACATGAGCGAGCTTGAAGTAGACCAGATCGTCGATGCTGTTCGCTACCGGGCGGGCGGCGATGACCTGTCCGAATGCTTTTCTGATGCCGTGCGAGCGATGCAGGCACAAGGGCTGCTCTCGGACATTGCGCTCTGATGTATGACCGATGCGGAAATCAAGCGAGCTATCACGGCGCGGATCAAAGAGACGATTCGCGCTATAGAGCAGCACGAGCGCGAATACATTGCCCGCGCCGCGAAGCTTCTCGGCGCGCTTCGGCTTGAGATCATCGCGCGCATCGCAGAGAACTCCTCTGAGTTCGATGCAAGCGTGCTGAGACAGCTCAAGAACGCAATAGAGGCCAGCCTTCAGCGATTCGAGCATGACGCCACGATAGCTATTCAACAGGATTTGCGCAGGGCGTTTGACCTCGGCGCGCAGCTCGTAGAGTCGCCCGTCGCTGTCGTCAATACGTCGTCGTCTCTTGTCGTGATCGACCGCGCTTCGATCCTCGTCGCCGCAGAGCATTCGGCAGACTTGATCAGAGACCTGACTGCGGAAGTACGAACAGGTGTAAACGCGATACTGCGGCGCGGGCTGCTCGGCGTCATAAGCAAAGCCGAAGCGATCAAGCTTATCGGCGCGCGGATAGACAAGCCCGGCTCTCTATTCAACAAGCCTTCAGCCCGCGCGGCTACGATATGGCGCACAGAGACATATCGAATGCAGGCGATCTCTACTCACGCGAGGATGATCGAAAACGAGAGATTGATGCGGGGCGCAGGGTACACGCTCAAGCGGCGGTGGCTCTCGGCTCAAGACCTGAGAGTGCGCGGGCGTAAGAAGACAGACGAGTTCTCGCACGCCTTAGCCGACGGGCAGATCAGGGCGATCAATGAGCCGTTCGACATTCCCATACTGCTCAAGGGCGTGCCTGTAGGCTCAGAGCCTCTTGAATACCCGCGAGACCCGAACGGCTCGCCGGGGAATACGATCAACTGTAGATGCCTCGCGAGTCCTGTGATTGAAAGGACGGCTGCGTAGATGGATTTCTTTCTTTTATGGATCGTCGGTCTACTCGTTACTGCTCTGGTCGCTTACGCTTTGCGGGGAAGCACTTCAAGCGTTCCGATTATCCCGAATATGTCACCTGTGCCGAGACCGACCGTTAAGCCTGTAGCTACAGATACTACAAGGCGCTCGCCAGGTTTCTCTGACTTCTTTCTCGGCTACACGGAGGGCGCAAACCGCGCGTGTGGCTATTGCGGGCGCGAAGGTGGAAACAAAGCAACATGTGACGGATGCGGAGCGCCCCTGAGAATGCCGCCGGAGGCATTAAATGGGCAGATGGAATCAAGGCAGAAACAAGCTGCGCGCGATCACGCAGCCGCTCAGAGACTACTTCTGCGCATACGCAGGCTCGAAGGGAAAGCCAGCCGCCGTGCCGTGCAAGGTACAGGGAGCAAGCGCAGAGCACGCCGCGAGAATGTTCGACATGGGGCAGGGGCGCAACCCTGAACATACCGTGCTTGTCTGGACGCCTGAGATGATCAAGCGCGGCTCTAAGCCTTTCACCTACAACCTGACTAATATAGGCGCAACCCGGCTCTCTCCGATGATGCCCGCACAGAAGATTCGCGGCTTTCACGATGACGTGATGTAGGTATCCTGGAACTTCCCATTATAAGATAACTAACAAGGGTTGATTCTTATGGATGAAATCAAGGAAACGGTCGAATACCTCAAGCGGCGCATAATAGAAGAGCGGACCAAACCGGGAGTGAATACCGAGGACCTTCACTCTTTGGTCAAAGACATCTGCTACGATTTACTTAATACTGCGCGCGTGGAGGATCTGGGCGGTTGCCCTCTATGTCAGTCGTAATGCTACGTTAAATGTAGGTACCTCGAAATTCCTGTCATACGATAACTGATAAATCGGTATTGCATTAAAGATTTTTTATCTAGCGAAGACGATAAAAACTAAGGCTGACGACGAGGGCGCATCCCTGGCGATTGCGCCTTTCGCGGGCATAATATGCGCAACAAAGGCGCGCTCGTTTCAAGTGGCTTATTCGTCTTGCGCCTAACCCGGATAGAGCGAGGTATCCTTCGGGATTGAACGACGACGACGCATGCCGGATGGGGGCTATTATCCCCCGGCCAGCGACCCGGCGACCGGATGCTCCCTTCGTGGAGTCAATTTTCATTCAATGCCGGGCAACCTAATCTGCCATGCGGCTCCTGATTCATGTCTCGCTCACGATCAGAACTTCACGAAGGGAGGTACACGTCGATGAAGTTTGAATAACGACATTGCCGCAACGCATAACGGGGTTCTCTGTGAAGAACGGGGGGATGGGCAACCATCCCTCATATATTGTTCCTTTGCTGCTAATAATATTAGCCATCAAAGACAATGGAATATTAAATGGAATATTTTCAGGATAATATCCCACGAGTTTGCCACGCCCGCTGACTTCGGTTGGCGGGCTTTTCCTATTGGATAGCAAATCTGTAGATCCTCCTCCGGTTTGCCCGCCGCACCTGCTCTCGCGGCGGGCCTTTTTTTATTGATAGCACTTTTCAACAGGAGGGAAGCAAATGGCCGAAGCAAAGAAGAGAACGCTCACAGTACCGGAGCAAGAGTCGAGGGGCGATCAAATCGCTCTGCTTGCAAAGAAGTATAAGAGCCTCGCGGGGCTGCCTGACAGCCACGTTCACACGCGCTCAAAGGACGGCAAGACCGTGCTGCTACTCGACGGCACGAGGGTAACAGACGAGATCCTGAAGACAGCCGCGAAGCCTGAAAAGGAAGAGAAGTAAGCCCGAAGCAGTAAGCCCCGATCAATAACACTCACACGGCGAGCGCGTCTCGCGTGGGGATTTCTATGCTCATAATTCACATCAAACAGGCGGGCATTAACCTGTCCGAGATCATCAAGCTCGTCTGCAATGCCGTGTGTGAGCAGTTCAAGCTCGCAAACGGCTACGACCATATTTATTACTGGCCCGACGAGATCTTCGACGATGCGGTCATAGTCAAGAGCCGCATTGACGGCAAGCTGTACCGCCTGGGCTACACGATCACAGAGAAGACGGTCACCTTCGGGGAGGCCGTCGAGGTAGAAGAGAAATTCGTGCCCGTAGAGGCAGGCGGCCAGGTTGCGACAGAAGGCGATGCGATGCAGGTCTATCGCGTCGCGGAAGACGCGCAAGAGACCGAGCAGGAAGCGAGCATCGCGTTCACGGTCGGCCAGGCGCAGAAGGTAGACCCGAAGGGAATGCAGTGGCGATGCCAGGTCATCGGGTTCGGGATGTCTAAGACCCGCGACATCTGGGAGGCACCCATCTTCCGCCAGTCGCTGCCGCAGTGGGAGAACATCCCCTGCTACATAGATCACCCTTCAGAGTCAGAGATGCGCGACCTGCCCGAGCGGTCCGTCCAGAAGAAGTGCGGCTTCTGGTCTAACTTCGAGGTCACAGCGCAGGGCGTGAGCGCGACGCTCACGATAGCCCCGTCGTTCGCCTGGCTTGGCGAAAACCTCCTGTGGGCTCAGCAGCACAATCAGCCCGATTTCGCGGGCTTCTCAATCATAGCGCAGACCCGCGCGAAGCAAGTCACCGCCCCGGACAATCAACCAGCCCGTTTGCACACGCAGATCGTAAGACCGCTCTCCGTTGACGTGGTCACGCAGGCTGCCGCAGACGGGCATCTACAAGTCGCCCTTGCATCGAATCGCGGGCGAGACAACGAGGACAACATGAACAAAGAGTTACTAAGGTTGCTGTTTAACAACCCTCAGACCTTTGCCTTCGTGCGTCAGTCTCTCGCCGCAGATGGCGTGCAGGGAGTGACCGCGCAGACGACGGAAGACCAGCTCGTAAACATCGTAGTCGCAGACCAGAAACACGTTGATGCTGTCGGCACGCTCCTGAAGGTCGCGCAAGCGGCGGCGAGCATCTTCGCTCCGCCGGCGCAATCGCCCGTCGCTCAGGCTCAGCAGGCACCCGCTCCCGGCACGGCACCGGCTGCGGCTCCTACGATTGACGACATGCCCGTAGAGATTCAGCGCACTGTCATATCGCAAGCGATTAACGATTCGTCTGCGGGCGAAGCGGTCAAGCAGACATGGCGCGCGCGCTTCCTCAATCCGGTTACACCCGTGAAGGCCACAGTCGCGCAGGCGGCCATTCAGAGCGAGACCGAGCTGCTCGGCGTCTACGCGCAGGCAGGCATCGTGAACAACCCCTCGCGCGCCGAAGTAGGAACCGAGCAGGTAGACCGGTTCGCAATTGCTCTCGCAAAGTCATTCGATATTTCCTTCGAGGCGTTCAACTCTATTGCTGGCTGCCAGGATCAGGTCGTGCAGCAGAGCAACGGAAGATTTTTCCAGGCTGCGCAGGATGAATGGAACTCGATACCGAAGATCGTCTCGATCCGCGATTTCTATTCGCAAACGACAGGTGATGTGAACCTGCGTGGCGTTGCGCGTGGCTCTCGCCTTGCGCGGCAGGCCGTATGGGTAACCGCAGACTTTGCCGAGGCGCTCGCTAACGTCGTCAACAAGCGCCTTCTCATGGTCTACCGTGAAGAGTCGTACCCCTATGATTTGATATGCAAGATAGTGCCAGCCCGCGACTTCAAGCAGCGTCAGGCAATCCTGATGGGCTATTTCGCGGACCTTCCGGCGGTCGCCGAAAACGGCCCGTACCTTTCGCCTTCTGCTCTCACGGACACCAAAGAGGCTTATTCAATAAGCAAAAAAGGTCGTCTGGTTGAATTGACCCTTGAAGACCTCGCGAATGACGATCTTGCAGGTTTTTCGACCGTCGTTGCTCGCCTGGGCCGCACGGCGAAGCGCACGCTTGCGAAGTTCGTCTTCAACGACCTCGTAATGTCGAACCCGACGATGGCGACAGATTCGCTCGCCGTCTTTCATACCTCGCACAACAACCTGATCACAGATACGCTCGGCACGACGGGCTTGAAGAATGGCGTCGGCGCGCTCCTCTCGCAGACCGAGCCTGGCTCAAACGAGAAGATGTCTGTCTCGGTCGATAAGCTTCAGCTCTTCATCTCTCCCACGTCCTATGTTGACGCGCATGCCGTGACCGACTTCAACAACGCGGGCGGCGGCGAGACGAACGCTACTGCGCAAGCGATCCGCCGCATGCGGATCACTCCGCACTCGATCAACGTATTCGAAGACGATAACGACTGGCTGTTGACAGCCTCTAATGCGGATGTGGACATGGTCGAGCTTGCCTTCTTCAACGGCAACGAAGAGCCGGAATTCTTTGTCCAAGATGATCCGCGCGAGGGCGTGTCGTTTTCGAATGATGTGATCTTGCGGCATAAGATCCGGCACATTTACGGCGGCGTCGTCGTCGATTATCGCGGGATGGTCAAGAGTGCTGTTGTTGACGAGTAATCAGCCCTGACGATTCACGAATAGCAGACAGACCGAGGGCGGGCCGCGTGCCCGCCCTCGCCTTTTCAGGAGAAAGAATATGAAATTGAAAAGATTCAATACCGTGATGGTCGGGGCTGTCGTCGCCGCGCTGCTCTGGCTCCCTTTGCTTTCGCTTGCGCCCGCAAGCGTCTACGCGCAGACTGCTAAGAACGTGCAGGTCGCCTTCGCGTCTGCGGCGCGAACAGCATCGGCGAACTCAAGCCCGTTCAGCGTTGGTGACGCAGACCATCTCGTCGCGTTCCTTTCTGTCACCGCAGGCACAGGGACGACGCCGACGCTCGACGTGAAAGCCCAGGACTCGCCCGACGGCGGCACGACATGGTTTGACCTCACGGGCATGAGCTTCGCGCAGGTGACAGGCTCTACGTCGTCTCAGACGGTCTACGCGACCCGCACCTTCTCGCCAAAGATCAGGTTCGTGGCTACCATAGGCGGCACGACTCCGAGCTTCACCTTCTCTGTCCACTTCATAAGCTACAAAGGCAACCCTATTGTCGTCGCGACCTCGGACGCGAACGCATCGAACCTCACATCAGGAACGATACCGCTCGCGCGGATCGTAGACCTGACGAATACCCAGGTCTCTGGCTCGGCGGCTATAGCATACAGCAAGCTCTCGCTGACCGGCTCTATAGTGAACGCAGACCTGTCAAGCTCTGCGGCGATAGCGAGCGGGAAGCTTGCCGAAGACGTTGCGCGAACAGCTTCAGTCACGATCCCGACCGCCCAGGTTCTGACGCTCAACGCCACGCCGCGCACGCTCGTGGCCGCTCCGGGCGCGGGCAAGATCACCCTGATAGATGAGATCACCTGCAAGCTTGTCTTCAACTCGGTTGCCTACACGGGCTCGAACGCGCTTGAGTTCAGGTACACGAACGGAAGCGGCGCGAAGGTGACAGCAGATATAAGCTCCTCTTTCCTGAATTCGGCGTCAGGCACAAACTACAGCAGCGTGAAGGGCGTAACGACTGCGCTCACGCCTGTAGCTAACGCCGCCGTCGTCGTCTTCGTGCCCACCGCTGACCCAGGCGCGGGAAACTCCGATCTGGTCTTCACGATTAAATATCGAATCATCACACCTTAGACCTGACGCGCCGCCTTCCGTGCCCGCAGTCAACGGCCAGGGCATCCCACTGCGGGCAACCGCTTGTATCGGTCGCTCTGGCCGTTGATGCCTTAGAGAGCAGAAGCGATGGCAATATCAACTAGAAAAAAGTCTGACTTCGTCGAATATGTTTCGCACCGACTCATCAGGGACGGCTCACCGGACTCGCCTGGCGTGCTACAGCCGCCGGATTATGACGACGCGGTCGATGCTGCCCTTGAGCAGTACTCTAAAGACAACCCGCTTGAATTCGTGAAAGATATTGATGGCGAAGCAGGCGGGCTTCGCGTCGTCGCCGTGAGCGACCTGCCCGGCTTCGATGAAGACTTCTCAGGTGACCCGCGCATCGAGATCATAGATAACGCGAGCGGCGATGTCATTACCGAGATAGATGTCCGTTATTGGAGGTATCGCCGGACGCCCGCCGGGCAGACCGTCGAGTTGCTAGAAGACTCTGCGGGCAGCGGTCAATCGCTGCGCTACACCTACAAGATCAAGCGCGTTATTGACGAATCCGACCCCGATCTTACGACCGTCCCCGATTCGGACTTCTATGCCTTCTGCAATCTCGCAGCATCGAAGGCAGCGCGGTATCTCGCGAACCATTACAAGCACACCCGCGAAGGCAGTTATATGCAGGGTGACGTGGTCTACTTCCGCACTAAGGCGTCAGAGTTTGAGAAGGCAGAGAAAGATCACAAGAATGAGTACAACAATCACATGGGGATAGGTAAAGACGTTGAGGCGTCAGCCGCCGTCGTCATCGTCAATCAGGATTTGAGCGATTCCCGAGGTATGGATCGCTTCACTCACGGGCGGCGGTTTCGTTGAGCGTTACCTGGGTGCGCAGACATTCACAGCTACGAAGTACTGGTAGACGCTTCCGTCTGCGAGCGATCACCTCGCAGCCAAAAGCAACTGCGCAGGCCCGCGCGGGCAAGCTCAGCCGCGTAGAGATCCCGCGTAGCTATTAACGTCTACCCTCGAGCGTAGCCGTTCTCGTCTGCCGGATCCGCAGACCAGAACGTCTACCTCGTCGATCAATAAGAATGAGCACAATCGCGATAGATACAATCGTGAACGCCTGCTCGGATGTTCTGAAAGCTATTCCGAGCATCGGCGTCAGCGAGTCGGGCGAAAAGCTTGTGTACCCGCGCGTGCGCTATGTCAACGACGGCAGAGACATTGAATTCAAAGTGCTCGTCGGGGATTACAACTTCTCGCCGCCGCGCGCTCATTTCTGGATGCTGTTCAAAACGACAAGCATCCCGATACTCGACGGTTTCAGCAACCTCGTAGGCGTCGAGCACACGATCAAATTCTTCGGCCATATGGCCGTCGTAGACAGCGCGGCCCCTGAGCTTGAGAGCGCGTCTCTCTTT